ATGGTTGTGGCCACTAGTGAATCTCCTTGATGTGTATTTATTTTACAACACTTTTGGCATTTGTCAACCTCTATATCATTATATAGGTGGTTTATTTTTGCGATAAATATCGTATAGGAAAAATATTATGGCTGATTTAACAGGACAGACAGTTACTACTACCAATGGAAACACGGTCACCTATGGACCCGATGGCAAGCCCCGGATGAATGTGGCCCCTGATGGCACAACACAATACTATGATGCATTGGGCAACGAAATCAGCAACCCTGCTGAAATCAAAGCAACCCAGGCCGCAATTAATTCACAGCCCAACTACAATGTTCCGCCAACTCCGACCAACAACCCCGCTGGCCCACAACCTGCTAATCCTCCAACAAATGTTGCAGCTCTAGTCGAAGCTGGACAAACACCGCAAACTGCTTTATTGAGCTCTACTGAAAACAGTCAACTTACCACGGCACAACAACTTAGTGCTCGGGCGCAAGCAGCAGAACAAAACGCCATAGTAAAATTAACTGAAGCTCAAATTCAACTTGACAAACTGAAACCCGACACAGAAGCATACGACCGGGCACAACAATCAGTGAATCTTTTACGTGAGCAAGCCGAGCTGGCTGAGACGCAGGTACAGGCCGCAAAAGAAAATTTAAAAATAGAAGCGACCCTGGCACAGGACGCTGGGCGAATAACCACGGTGACTCCTTCACAACAACCGCCAAATCTCGATAGATTCAATGTGGTATCGTCTAATAAAATAAGTGTAGCAGCCCAGATTGAGGCCGGGCTTGATCCAGAAACAGCACTGGCCAGTGTTCAGGCTCTTGCAATTGACGATCCGTTTGCCCAAGAAAATGCATCACCAGAACCTCTTGCCCGCACAATCACTGTGCCCGGCGACTATTCTGTAGTACCAAACAACAACGGCAGTTTTGATGTGGTAGAAACTCAAACTGGAGTCACAGTAGCATCCGGACTAGATCGCGACGAAGCCAGTTTGTTTGCATACGAACAATCACAGATTGACACCGGGGTTGAGATACCCAATCCAGATGCCGAAGAAGTGCCCAATCAATTGTCTGGTCCAACCGACGTAGAAGATCCGCTGGCACTGTATGCATCCCAGGAACTGGATGTCACTGGCACTCTAGCAGAATCCTTGACAGCCCCCAATCCTTATCGTGAACGACAGGCCTACGACGAAGACGGCAATCTCAATCCGGGATTTACTCTAGATGAAGACAACAATCCAGTATTTGTAGGCTACGATTTTGTGGAGCCAGCCACGCAGGCCAGCAGTGATCAATCCAGGGCCGTAGCAGCTGGTGCAGCCAATGTAAAAAAACAACAGACTATACTAACTCAACAACGAACCCTAAACAACACTGACTGGCGATTGCGCCTGAGTCTAGCAGACAACAGTGATTATCTATACAATGCTGAAAATGCTTTCATACTCAACCCGCTCAAGTCCAGCAACGGAGTTATATTTCCATATACGCCACAAATTTCTACCAATTACAAGGCCAACTACAATCCCACCGATCTTACCCACAGCAACTATCGCGGATATTTTTACCAAAACAGCTACACCGACAACGTCACTATAACAGCTGCGTTTACGGCACAGGATACCGAAGAGGCCAATTATCTCTTGGCCGTGATACATTTCTTTAGATCAGTGACTAAAATGTTTTACGGACAAAGCCAGAATTTAGGATCACCTCCTCCTATGTGTTTTTTAACCGGGTTTGGAGATTATCAATTTAATAAGCACCCAGTATTGGTCACAAGTTTCAACTACAATCTGCCAGCTGATGTGGATTATATCCGTGCCGGCAGCAGTAACAATTTGCAACTGAATCAAAATCAATTGCGCAACAAACAAGTTCAAACTACCAATAACTCATTGAGCTCGGTTAGGCGATTGGCCACTGCAATAGACTCGTTTGGAAAATCTCTCCCCAAAGGTGCCAAAGCGACAAGGCCAACGCCCAGTAACCCAAACACTGAAAATCCAACCTATGTGCCAACCAAGATAGACATAGTCATAACCTTGTTGCCAGTACAAAGTCGTCAACAGGTAAGTCAGGTATTTAATTTACAACAATTTGCCAACGGCAATCAACTCAAAGGAGGATTCTGGTAATGGCTGCATACGATAGTACTAGTGCTTATTATACAACCGGCTACAGCCAGTTCTTTTTGGATACCATGACCAATCGGCCTATTCCCTTATTACCGGACGACTTGTCATTTGCTATCAATCTAACCTATCAGTACAGACCTGATTTGTTGGCCTATGATCTATACAGCAATCCAGGATTGTGGTGGGTGTTTTATCAACGCAACCCCAACACCTTGACCAAGCCGCCTTTGGATTTTGCTGTGGGCGTTGAAATATTTCTGCCCAGGATAGCTACCTTGCAAACAGTGTTGGGATTCTAACATGGCTGAGATTAAACGGGTGATTGATGGCTACACCATTTCACTTAATCCTTTCAATGACGGTACAATTTTTTATACCATTACCCAGCCAAACGGTCGTGAATTGTTCAGGTCTGCTTCGACCATGGAAGCATTCAACCGATTCACCCAATTCATACAAGACGCCGGTGACCCAGACACTGCCGCTATATATAAAGACTTACAGCTTGCAATACCAGCACTAGATCAACAGGCAAGACAAGCGATTGAAGCGGCAACCCCGCCACCACTAGATGGTGGTCCGGTCAGCTCAGGAGCAGTAGCGGCCAACAATCAGACAGCCAGGACAGACGGGGCAACAGCACAAAACCCAACCAGTCTAGTTACTGAGCCCTTGGGTTCTGTAGAAGAACCGATTGTGGTTGACGAGGGCCTGGATCCAGATCCAATCAAGTTATCAATAAGCCAAGCTACTCCTGCTCCTAACATAAACACTGGAAGAATAAATGTTGCAGCCCTGGTCGAAGGTGGACTCAGCCCACAAGAAGCCCTGGACGTTGCTGCCGGGGGCACAGCCAGCTCAGCCACACAACCTGGTGTTGGTGACGGCAGAGCCGACAGTCCTGTAATCACTGGTAACTCAACCAAAGACATAATCAAATCCACATTTGGAACAGCCACAAATAGTCGTATCATCACTCAACCCAACATACTTGATGAATATGCCAGCTATACATACCAGATCAGTTGGTATCTAATGACCGACGTTCAGTTTAACCAATTAATAAATTCTCCCCAACGCAGTGTAGCTGGCTGGACACTGTTGATGCAAAGCGGCGGAGCTCCAACAACAACAAGCAATAATTCTACCGGCGCATCAAGTCCGGGCGGACGTAGTGCAATGTTTCCTGTTGATTACTATATAGATGATTTAGAAATAACATCCAGCGCGCCCGGAGGAGGAACCCAGATGGCCCACTGTGCCACTGATATCAAATTTAAAGTAACTGAACCCAACGGAATAACCTTGATACAAAATCTCTATCGAGCAGTTAGAGAAATAAACACTCCGGGCGGCACATTTATTGATCCAACTGTTCCTGACTACGCCTCTCAAGACCGCCGGGCCAATGCATCTGGTAGCAATCTTACTCCAAACTACATAAAAGCTCAGTATTGCCTGGTTGTTCGTTTTTACGGATATGACAGCCAAGGCAATTTGTCAGCACCCATAATAGGTAGATACAACAGACGGGGCACAGGCCAGATCACTACCACTGACCCTAGGGCCATAGTAGAAAAAATATATCCATTTACTCTGACTAAACTTACTTTTCGTGTAGCTAAAGCACAAGTTGAATACAACATTGAAGCCAAGCCGGTGGCACAAAACGTTGCCATAGGTCAAAATAGAGGAACTATACCTTTTCCTTTCCAGCTGTCAGGAACCACTGTGAAAGATCTGCTAAGAGGAAATGCACCTTTATCACAACTACCGCCACTGGCAGGCGAGAGAACACCACAGGCAACACCGTCAAGTTCTAACATTCCGCCCGGTCCTCCTAATCCACGATCAACCAGTGCCGGTGTAGATGCGTTGGGCAACTTTACCGGTGAAAGTGACTCACCAACCCAGGTAGGAGCATAAGCATGGCTGATCTAACAAACAAACAACAAAATTTAGTCGACGACGGAAAGTTTGGTTCGGGCTTTGGAGCAGGTCCGCGTAGGTTTGGAGCAAATAATCAACAAACAGTTCTTGGAACAGGAGCCGGAGTAAGACAAGTAGCGCAACCAACACAGACCACTACTACAGCTCCAGCAAAGGCTCCGGCAGCACCCACCGGTAATCAAAATTATATTTTTACTGGATTGGTAGAGGCCTTGAATACCTATCAAAATGATTTGGCCAAACAAAACAAATACGACATAGCCGATGTTTACGAAATTATATTTGAACCAGTGGCTTTGGAAGAATCCACCATTAAAAAACCTGGCAGTACTGACCGATCAAAGACTGCCAACAAGAATAGCGATACTGCCAAAGAAACATTAGACCCCAAAACTGATAGAGTAGACAACAACAGTCAAAATTGGCCTATATCTCAAGGCACTCAGGTAGTACAGGCAATTGATCAAATTTTGCGCAGTAGCAGTTTTGCATCGGATCAGGCCTTGCAACAAGTCGATCCTCTCACTCAAGAAGTTTTGCCCAACCCCAAGGCTGGAGGAGGAACCACAGTATGGTACAAGGTAAGTGTACAGGCCACAAGCCTTGGTTACGATGTTGCACGCCGAGACTATGCTTATCGTATGACATATCTAATAACTCCATATGCTGTCAGCAACTTGGAAACACCATTTTTTCCTAAAAGTAGATATCGCGGCAGTCACAAAAGCTATTACTATTGGTTTACAGGACAAAACACACAGATTTTAAATTTTGAACAGGCCTTTAATACCTTGTATACTCTGATACTCGGTGGTAATGGACCTGTAGCAGCCAGAACACGGCTGACCACAGACTATCGAGACCAGTACAGTTACACTGCCATGCCAACCACTACCCAAAAAACTGGTCAGGCAACAGGAACTTATACCAACAACGCAGTTGACAGCCTTACTGATTTTTTTTACGATCCAAGCGCCCAAAGCGAAGTCACCCTGCGTATAGTAGGAGATCCTGCTTGGTTACAACAAGGAGAAGCCAGTGGAGGAATTACCAATGGTCAGTTTACGTTTGCGCCGTTCAATGCTGATGGCAGTATCAACTACGACAGCCAAGAAATAGTTTTTGATATCAGCTGGAACCAGCCGCAAGATTATGATTTTTCTACTGGAGTCATGAATGTGAACAATCAACAAGGACTTCCAAGACAGAACAACACCTATACTGCCACAGCGGTAAAATCTTTTTTTAGTAAAGGTCGATTTGAACAAGAACTAAAAGGAAAACAAATATTGGAATCAGCCCAACTTGAACAACAGACCCCGGTTGTTGTTCCGCCTGCTCCTCCAAAAGCATCAGTTCCTAAATTTGATCCCTACGAACTAAATGAAACCATACGACCAAGATTAACGCAACCAAACAGATTTAATTTTAAATCAAAAAATCGTACAGGAACAGATCAATAACAGATCAATATCGAGAAAGAATACTAGATGGCTTTAGATAATTTTCAACGCAGTACCGGAACACCCAACACCTTTGACCAAGATCGTGGCGGGTTACCAGGCTCCTCTGGCCCCTACATCGGCGAAGTGCGCAACAACAACGATCCTACTCGTATGGGACGTCTGCAAGTGTACATTGAAACATTCGGAGGTCCTGACAAAAACAATCAAGATCTTTGGCGCACAGTAAGCTACTGTACGCCATTTTATGGTGCTACACCCAAGGGCGGTAGTGCTGGAACTGGTACCTTTTTAGATGGCAACCAACAGAGTTACGGCATGTGGTTCACACCTCCTGACATTGGCACACAGGTCTTGTGCTTTTTTGTCAACGACGATCCAGGTAATGGATACTATATAGGATGCTTGCCAGAAAATGGTATCACACACATGATCCCGGCTATTGGTGCGGTAGGTCAAGATCAAGCACAAACTCAAAATGCCATACAAGGCGAGTATCTAAGCAGTTCACCAAGGTTGCCGGTTACTGAAATAAACAATGCACCCAGCAATCCTAAAACTAGCGAAAGTCCCACATTCTTCAACGAAAAGAAACCGGTGCACAGTTATGTGGCTGGTGTGTTATTTCAACAAGGCTTGAACAATGACACTGTTCGTGGCCCAATTGGTTCCAGTGCCCAGAGAGAAAGCCCAAGCAACTGCTATGGAATTAGCACTCCGGGTCGCGCTATCTATCAAAGCGGACTGGGTGACACCAACAATCCCAAGGCACTAGATCAACAAACGCTACAAGGCATTGCTGTGATTGGACGCCGGGGTGGACACAGTTTTGTCATGGACGATGGAGCACTAAATGGATCTGATAATTTGGTCAGAATCAGGACCGCCAAAGGACATCAGATAACCATGAGTGATGACGGCAACTGTTTTTATATCTGTCATGCTAACGGACAGACCTGGGTCGAGCTTGGACAAGAAGGCACACTTGATGTTTACAGCACCAACAGTATAAACATGCGAACCGAAGGCACAATAAATCTACATGCCGACGCAGATGTTAATATTTTTGCTGGCGGAAGCATGAATCTCAAAAGCATCAAAGGTACCAGTATACAAAGTGATGGAGATGCTGATCTGGCAGGCAAAGGTAAACTCAGCCTGTTTGGAGAAAGCAGCATGGCCATCAAGAGCGGTGGAGGACTGGCAATCAAGAGCGGTCTAGGCAGTTGGGCGTCAGAAGGACAACTCAGTTTAACTGGCAGCAAGGTCTTGCTCAACAGTGGTGGCGGACAGCCAGCAGACGCTCCTACTGCAATAACCAAATATCTAATGCCCGGCGTGGAATTTAATCCCAGCACTGGTTGGCAAACCAGCTCTACCGGTACTGAAAGTTGTTGTACCCGGGCACCCACACACGAACCGTATGCCTATCACAATCAAGGTGTATCTGTGCAGTCTTCAATTGTGCAACCGGGACAACCAAGTCCTCCGCCCGATGCAGCTGCTTTACCAGCTGGAGTGAGTATCACAAAAACATCATGAGCATATTCAACTATACTCTTCCTTCAGGTTCTACATTCAGACTATCTGCACCTGCTGGCACCACACAGTTACAGGCTGATTTGATATTTTATGGTCAAGTGGCCGCTGGGGCATTGGTGGGCTACAGCCCTGGGCAAACACTGACCGGTGCCGCAACAAACATTACCAAGTTTGCGCTTAGTAGATTGGATCGAGGAACAGCCGGAGTTGACAACCAGGCAATACTTTCGTTGATAGGTAGTGGTCTAGGGGCATCAATAGCAACAAACAACGGACTAGGGATATTGACAAATAATTCACTGAATGCATTGACCAACAGCATATTGAATACATTGGCAAATGACGGACTGGGCATATCAACAAATAATGCACTACTGAATGCGTTGACAAACAATGGACTAGGGATATTGACAAATAATTCACTGAATGCATTGACAAATAATTCACTAGGTACATTGACAACCAGCATACTGGATGCATTAACAAACAATGGATTGAATGCAATTTTGACGTTGAACAATTTGCCCACCAGTACTGGAATACCCGCATTGGTTAACACGCCGTTGACTAATCCAATTAATCAAGCCAATTTAATAAACATCAACACAGGTCTTCCTGTTGCAGCAATTGGGCCTCTCAGTTCAATACAGGTGCAAGGTATCCTGGCCCAGGTGGCCAACCTGGTGGATCAGCCCGCCGACACAATGAGTGACGATAAGGGAGTTGGACAATACGGTCTAAGCTGTGTGCAATTAGAACAGGCCGGGTATGTCAAGCCCAATACTTGGAAACGATTTATATTTGATCCAGCGCCGTTGACCAGTGTACTGAGTTCTCCTGGAATTTGGACTGGCAAAGGCGGAATTACTACAGCCGCACAATTTTTAGCAAATCCAGGAACACAAACTAGGGCCATGACATCGTTACTACAAGATGGTTACACTGGGCTGGTATCAAATGGAGTAATAACTCCATCAACCACACAGGCAATAACAGCCAGTGTTGGACAGGTGTTTACACAAAATAGCGTGACCAGTGTCTTGACAAATACCGCAGTGGGAGATGTAGGTGCCTTGGTTGCCAACGCAGGAAGATTTGGATCAGCAGCCACAGCAGCCTGGAGTCAGACTAGTAATTTAACAAGTTTAGTAAATGGACAGCTTCCAAATCCAGCCGGTGTTCTTAGCGGTCTAAGCGGATCATTGAGTACCACGGTTGGTAATATTGGACAAAGTGTTAGCTCGCTGACCAGTAACCTTGACATCACAGGCAAGGCTGCACAGTTTGCCACAGCATTTAGCAATCCAACAAGTGCAATTACTAATTTAGCAAATACCGATGTAGGTGCCCTGGCCACAGGTGCTCTTGACAATGCCACTGCGGCTGTTTCTGGTGCAATTGACAATGCCACTGCGGCAGCAACCGGCGCTGTCAGCAGTGCGATTGATGCAGTCAACGGTCAAATAAGCAACGTAACTGATAAACTCAATGGTTTATCTAATTTGAGTTTAGACAGTCTTAGCAATATATTTGGTGGCGGAGCTGGCGATCTAGTAGCAAAAGTACAAACCGCAGCTGGATTTACAAACACAACAAATCGTGCCACACTGGATGTGGCATTTGTTAAGATACTAGGAAGTTCTAAAATACCAGTGCCTTCGTTTGAAGCACCATCGGCTAATAGTTTGTCTTTGAGTTCTCTTGCAGATATTTCATCAGCAGCAACAATCCTACAGAACTTAAAAAGCCAAGGCGGTGCGTTATTAAGCCAAGTCTCTCAAGCACAAAATACTGTGACAGGGCTAATAAGTCAGGCACAAAATACTGCATCGGGAATATCCACGCAGGCCGGCGGTGTGATTAGTAATGCTTTAAATCAAGCGAGACCCACCTTTCCACGAATAGGATAAGAGTAAATACATTATGACTACGTTTATTGGATTTAATACCATCAATCAAAACAAGTATTTTACTTTAACTGATTTTGAACTGATCAAAAGAGACTTGCTAAATGCTTTTAATATTAGACAAGGTGAACTGGTGGGCCGTCCTGCCTACGGAACTACCCTGTGGGACATGTTGTTTGAAAATCAAACACAAGATACTTTGCAATCAATGTACACTGAAATCCAGCGTGTAGCAGCCGGAGATCCTAGGATTTATATCAGCGCCCTAGAAGTATTCCCACAAGAAAACGGCCTGTTGATACAGCTTGAGCTTACCGTAGTTCCAACCACAGACGCACAAAGATTGAGTGTTTTCTTTGATCAGACTCAGCGTGTAGCCACGTATGTTTAACTACCCAGATTATTAATGCCATAAATACAAAACACTGGAAGAACTATGGCTACAACTACAAGACAAACTGTAATATTTGGCGTCGAGGATTGGAAACGGATCTATCAAACCTATAGAGAAGCCGACTTTCAAAGTTATGATTTTGAAACACTGCGTAAAAGTTTTGTAGATTATTTGCGCCTGTACTATCCAGAAACTTTCAATGACTACATTGAAAGTAGTGAATTCATTGCCTTGCTTGACGTCATGGCTTTTATGGGCCAGGCACTGGCATTCAGAACAGACTTAAACACCAGAGAAAATTACCTAGACACAGCTGAACGTAGAGACAGCGTGATCAAGCTGGCCAATTTGGTCAGCTATACTCCGTTGCGTAATACCGAAGCAAGTGGTTATCTCAAAGTATTCAGTGTCAGTACCACAGAAAGTGTTTTTGACTACAATGGTATCAATCTTGCCAACCTCACTATAAACTGGGCTGATCCTACCAATCTTGATTGGCAAGAACAATTTACCGTTATTATCAATGCCTCCTTGGTCAATACACAACGCTTTGGTCGCCCAGGTGCTAGCCAAGATATCCTTGGAGTTGGCACACAAGAATACACTATCAATCTTGTTCCAGGGTTTTTACCAGTGATTCCATATACTGCCACAGTTGATGGAGTCAACATGCCTTTTGAAGTGGTCAACGCCACCGCAGTAGGACAAGATTACATATACGAACCGCCGCCGTTGCCTATTGGCAGATTCAATGTTTTATTCCGTAACGATCAATTGGGCTTTGCTAGTGCCAACACCGGGTACTTTTTCTTGTTCAAGCAAGGTACGCTACAAAATCAAGACTTTAATTTGGCCGAAAGAATTACAAATCGTGCGGTCAATATAAACATTGAAGGCGTTAATAATACCGATGTGTGGTTGTATCAATTGGATAATGTGGGTAATATCAGCACTTTTTGGAGACCAGTGCAAAGTGTTTATGCAGCCGCAGTTGAACAGTTGGCCGTAGGCACACAAAATATCTACAGTATTGCCAGTCGAGTAAATGATCAAATCACTTTGAATTTTGGTGACGGCATATTCAGTACTATCCCTGTTGGCACATTTAGAACTTATGTTAGAGCCAGCAATGGATTGACTTATATTATCAATCCGCAGGAAATGCAAAGCGTACAGATCCCCATCAGCTATGTGAGTCGTACTGGGCAAATTGAAACACTGACCTTCACTTGCGGAATTACTCAGCCAGTGACCAATGCCCAGTCTAGAGAAACCATTGCTGAAATCAAACAACGTGCTCCTGCACAATACTATACACAAAACAGAATGGTCAACGGCGAAGACTATAGTAATTTTCCATTTACACAGTACAACAGTATACTAAAAAGCACAGCGGTAAATCGTGCCAGCATTGGTACCAGCAGATATCTTGACCTAGTTGATGGTACAGGAAAATATTCCAGCACTAATATTTTTGCCAGCGATGGTGCCTTGTATGAAAGCAATTTAACACCGGCATTTTTATTCAGTTGGCTCAGTATCAACGACATCAGCGATGTGGTATATAATCAACTCAATCCATTGTTGGCCAAGGCCGGTATGCAACAGTTTTACTATGCTAATTTTCGTCCAAGACCACAGCTGGCCTCGTATCAATATACTTGGCATCTCAGCACAGTTATAACAAACGAAGCCACAGGCTATTTTGAAAACAGTGCAGGACAACCAGTTCCCATTGGTGAGTATGCCAGCAACAATGCCAAGTATATCACAGTTGGTAGCCTGGTAAAATTTATTCCACCCAGTGGCTATTACTTTGATGCAGAGAACCGTTTGCAAGCAGGCTCAGCAACACAGCCAAATCAAAAAATGGTATTGTGGGCAGGTCCCACTGCGGTATATCTAGCAGGTATTGCAGACGGGCTAGGAAATTTACCCGACGGCACAGGTCCAGTGGTGTTGAATACCTATGTACCAAATGGTGCAATACCCGTAGAAGTTATTCCGTTATTTGTAACAGATATACCCACCAGTCTAAAACAAGATATTGTAAATCAAATTTATCAAAATCAAAATTTTGGTCTAGGGTATGATAATCTTACAGCCACCTGGTACCTGATTACCAGCAGTAACCTAGACACAAATGCCGAATTCAGTTTAACCAACGCACAGAACACATCTGGCACCAATATTGATGCCAGTTGGCTAATACAGTGTACCACCAATGGTGCAAACTATACTGTAATATCACGATCCTTGGATTATTTCTTTGGTAGTGTGGCAGAAACAAGATTCTTCTTTTACACCAGCGATCCAATTTATGACAGTCGCACTGGCACTGTGATTAGTGATTATGTAAACATACTCAAAATCAATTCAGAACCCGATACAAACTATCCCTTGCCTGAAGATGCTAGATTGCCCATCATTGCTCAACCAGTCTTAACTGATGGACTCACAGATGACTTCCAGGTAGAAGTCAGTTTTGAAACCAGCGCCGGTGGAACTGTTCCTGTTGATCCAGACTTTTTTGACAATCTTGTGGCACCTGCAGTGAGTCCCAATAACAAATTGGTATTCTTCCAACAGACTGTGGACTTTGACAATTTACAAAGATATCTTTTGGTGCAAAATGGCATAGTCAACAGCGAGTATCCCACCCAGGACACAATATTGGTGGTGCTAGATCAATACAACATAGGACAGGTATTCTATGCATACAATCAATATCTTACATATGATAATGGCCAACCTAGACCTATTACTGACCAAATTTTTTACACATTAGAATTAAACAGCTCTGGTGTAAGAATACTCACAGTCAATAGTACTTTTGTAGCCAGAATTGGTCGACAAGATTTGTATTTTCAATACAGACACAACAGTCCCCTGACCAATCGTATTGACCCAGGTAGCACAAATATCATTGATGTATATGTGGTCACTAATGAATATTATACCTCCTATCAAAACTGGCTAAGAGATGTTACCGGCACAGTGTCAGAACCCAGTCCGCCTACTATAGATCAATTAAACACGGCCTACGCCGGACTTGATACCTACAAGATGATTTCAGACAATTTGATTTTGAATTCCGTCGACTTCCAGCCCTTGTTTGGTCGCAAAGCTGATGTTGCACTACGGGCCACTATCAAAGTTATCCAGAACGGCCAGAGCACAGCCAGCAATAGTGAAATACGCAATCTTGTGGTGGCCACAATGGAAACTTATTTTGATTTGGCAGCATGGAACTTTGGAGATACATTTTACTTCAGTGAACTTGCGGCCTATATACATCAACAGATTGGAGACATTGTCAGCAGCGTGGTCCTGGTTCCCTTAGATCCACAAAAGAGCTTTGGTGACTTGTATGAAATAAGATCTGCTCCAAATCAAATATTTGTCAATGGTGCCACAGTCAACGATGTAGAAGTTATTACCGCACTCACCAGCACAAATTTACAAACTGCACCTGGTAGTGGAGTAATTTAATGGCCAACAATGTACGCTCAGTAGACTTTCTTCCAGAGATATTCCAGACTCCAGTCAACCAACAGTTTTTGGCCGCAACACTGGATCAGTTAATACAAGAACCAGCATTTAAAAAGAGTCAAGGATTTATTGGTCGCCGTATTGGTCCTGGAGTAAATGCTAATGATCGTTACGTGGTAGAACCCACTGCGGTACGCAACAACTATCAACTGGAGCCCGGTGTCTGTCAGATCAATCCTGACAATACTCGTCAGGTCATTGATGCTATTACCTATCCTGGAATCAATGATGCCCTGGCTTTACAAGGCGCAGTGGTCAATAACCCATCTGATCTGTACAAGAGTGATTACTATACTTGGGATCCATTTGTTGACTTTGACAAGTTTATAAATTATGCACAATATTACTGGGTTCCGGGTGGCCCAGACGCAGTCACAGTCAGTGCCACAGGAGTTCCTACATTTCAAAACTACACAGTAACTCGCAACAGCAACGGATACTATACATTTTCTGGAGTGCGCGGCAACAACCCAACACTTACTTTAGCCCGTCAAGGATCTTATAATTTTAACATAGCACAAAATGATCAAGTTACCGTACAGTATCGTGTGACCAACAACGGTACCACCGCCTGGACCATCAACTACGACAGCAATCCAACATTGAGCCTGGTGCGTGGCAATACCTATATATTCAATTTGTCGTTGTCGGCACCATTGCCGTTTTATATCAAAACAGAACTCAGCTTTGGTTCTATTAATCAATACAACAATGGTGTCTCTCGTAATGGCTCCGTTACTGGACTAATCACATTTACAGTTCCGCAAGATGCTCCGGATACCTTGTACTATTGCAGTTCAACTGAATTCAACATGCGTGGGCAATTTGACATTGTTGATGCTGTGGATGGAACAGGTCCTGATTTTTGGATACAAAGCAGTCCGGGAATAAATGGTGTGATACCTGCTACTCCCAACATTACTAGCAGAGATGTATATGGTGTTGTCAATAACGGCATTGACCTTGGTATTGTAACTTTTAATACTCCTACAGCAACAGAACAAAGTTTTTATTATAACCTGCCGCAACTTGGATCAATTCCAAATCAACCTCCTGGCACAGTAGATCTAGTCGTTAATCTTGGTTTCAATCAGATCAACAATATATATGTGGATACGTTTTTAGACAGCAATCCCAATGGCATAGACGGAATAACCAATCTCAATGGACGTACTGTCTTTTTTCCAAATTCCAGCAGCTGGATAGTAAATGGCCAATATGATGTTCCACCTCAGCCATATGACGCAGCTACATTTAGTAATCTAGAAGAAATAACAAATCCTGCTGTGCAATACGGTATATGGTTGATAAATTATGTGCCAGACGTAGACGGGAGATTATACATATCTCTCACTAGTATTTTGTCAGTGCCCAATTTGACACAGTGTAGCGTATTGTTTGGAACCCAATATGCCAGCACTAGGTGGTATAAAAACAGTTCTGGTTTCTTTGTAACAATGCCGGCGTTGACTGCTGTGCAAGACATATTGTATTATCAAGATAGTCAAGATCCAACCATGATCGGAGTAATAAAATTAGTAGATGTTACTGTTGATGCTGAACTCAAAATAGATGATATAATTGGCAAAACTAATTATACCAGTCCCAATGGGGTGACATTTACCAATGGACTAAAAGTTTTATTCACAGGCATAACAGTGCCAGACACCTATTCGGGCAATGAATACTATGTAGAAGGCGTTGGAACTGCTATACAACTATTGCCAGTTACAGATTTTGTAACTCCTGAAACTTATATTCCAGGATCTCCTGTGGCGCCTGATTATCTTACGATTAATAGAGCCGGCCCAGATCTAAATCCTTGGTCAAGAAGCAATAGATGGTTTCATGTAGATGTGGTTGAACAAACAGCTCAATACAACTCAGACACAAATCCTCCGGTGCTAGATCAAGCATTTCGGGCCAAGCGCCCGATATTGGAATTTAGAGCAGGAACTAGATTATTTGACTTTGGAACGCAAGGTTTGCAACCGGTCAACATTGTGGACTTTTCTCAAGAGGACGCCTTGACAACAGTTGAAGGCCAAGAGGAATTTATTACCGACGGTTATACAGTAGTTCAAGGTAGTACTATAATTTTTGCTGGTGATGAAGATCTTGCAGTTCGTAATAAAGTTTATCAAGTTGAATTTATTACACCAGACACAATACCTCCGCTGATCCCAGAACCAATTATCAATCTAGTGCCCATTGCAACTGTGGTCTATGATCAAACAACTGTGTGCCTGGATGGTGATACACTCACCGGTGTCAGTTTTTACTTTGACGGAGTCAACTGGCTTCAAACACAACAAAAAACTTCAGTAAATCAAGCTCCACTGTTCAACATCTACAATGCCAGTGGCGTAAGTTTTGGCAATCAATCTACCTACCCAAGTAGTAACTTTGTTGGTAGTAAGTTATTCAGCTATGCTGTAGGTACTGGATCAAATGATGTAGTTTTAGGATTTCCATTATCCTATCTTAATCTTTCCAACATTGGTGACATAGTATTTGATAACAATTTGTACAGCGACAGTTTTAATTACACATCCAACAGCCAAGGATTTACCACAGCACTTAGCACAGGGTTTGTAAGACAGTATCAAGATCGAATTGTTTTCCAAAGAGAAATTGGCTGGCAAGATGCTGCGGTACAAAGTCAAATTAGACAACAGTTTAGATTTGCCTACGATGGCCGCCCACTACAATTAGACCTAGCAGTCAACGCCAATACCGTAGTTCCAGCCATACAGATATTTGTCAATGCCAACTTCTTAGAACCCTACGATACCGCAACAGGTGACTACACCTATTCGTATACTACAACGGCTACAACCACAACAATCACTCTGCGTCGGCCTTATGTGGTTGGTGATCTAGTAGAAATACAAGTGCTAAGTGATCAAATAAGCGCCACAGCATTTTATCAAGTGCCCGTCAACTTAGAAAACAATCCATTCAACGGCAACAGCAACCAGTTTACTCTGGGCACTGCAAGAAATCATTACAGTACCATTGGACAAAATTTAATCAATCTTGAAGGACCAGTGATTGGTAACAACAACAGTCGCGACCTTGGCAACATTGTTCCTTATGGTCTACAGATACTGCAACAAAGTGCTCCGCTTACCTTGGCCGGATATTTTTTACGCAGTGAAGAATACAATATTTTTAATGCTTTACAGTTTAACAGCCGAGAGTATATCAAGTTTAAATCATTATTATTAAACACTTCAATAACAAACGACTTTGTCAATTTAACTATACCTCAAATTGTAGATCAGTCAATTGCTATTATCAATGCAGGCGACACCAGCATCAGTCCTTTTTACTGGAGTGATATGTTGCCCACTGGAACCACAGTGGCATCGAACTCGACCACTGTAACACCAATTACCATAGCAAGATTTAACACTGTACAGACTTACGATTTTACTACGTCTAATTACTTGGGGCTGTTGGTGTATGTAAACGATCGATTACTCGCTCGTGGCGTGGAATATGTGGTTGGAGATGGAACTCCTACCTTGACTATTTTAATTCCGTTAGTGGTAGGAGATGTAGTTACTATCAACGAATACAATCCTACTTACGGAAATTTTGTACCAAACACTCCTACCAAGCTAGGTTTGTATCCTAAATACATTCCGCGTATTTACATCAGTACTGACTATGTGAGACCCACGCCAGTAATACAAGGACACGATGGCAGCATTACTGTAGCATTTGGTGACATTAGAGATCAGGTCTTGTTAGAATTTGAAAACAGAATTTATAGTAATCTTAAAACAGATGGCAATCCTGTTCCAATCACTGTGGAACAAGTGTTACCAGGTTTCTTCCGCACAACAGATTATACCGAAGCCGAAATAACCAAGATCCTAGGCGAAGACTTTTTAATCTGGGTGGGTCTAAACAAACTAGATTATACCGCTCAAGATTACTTGACCAATAACCCATTTACCTACAACTACAGCACAGCTGGAAACAGGATCAACAATGCGGTACTAGATCAAGGAGCCTGGCGCGGCATCTATCGTTATTTTTACGATACAATGACACCAAACACTACTCCATGGGAAATGTTGGGCTTTACTGAAAAACCCATCTGGTGGGAAGATCGTTATGGTCCAGTTCCGTATACCAGTGATAACCTGGTGCTATGGGGCGATCTTGAACAAGGACTTGTGGCAGATCCAGTAGCACCATACATCAAACCCAACTTTGCCAGACCTGGGCTGACCACAGTCATTCCAGTCAACAGCCTAGGAGAACTACTACCGCCACTTGAAAGTGTAGTGGGATTGTACAATCCCAATGACTTCCGCAAGAGCTGGACAGTAGGCGACGGTGGTCCAGTTGAAGCGTCATGGTGGATGAGTTCAAGTTATCCATTTGCAGTAATGCGCCTGTTGGCTCTAACTAGACCAGCTGAATTTTTTGCCTTGTTTGCTGATCGAGATCTTTATCGTTACAATGCTGAACTAGAACAGTATCTCTACAACAATCGTTACAGACTTGATGGCAACGGATTAGAAATCTATGGCAATGGTGTCAGCAAAGCCAGCTATATCAACTGGATCATTGACTACAATCAACAACGTGGTATCAACAGCACAACAGCCCTGACTACTGATTTGGCCAATCTTGATGTACGGTTATGTTATCGTATGGCAGCCTGGACTGATCAACAATATCTTGAAGTGTATCTTGAAAAGTCCAGCCCAGACAGTCAAAATGAATCTTTACAGATTCCTCCAGAAAGTTACAATCTTTTAGTTTATCGAGATCAACCCTACGCACAAATTACCTACAGTAGTGTGGTAGTTGAAACTGTGGAAAACGGTTGGGCAGTTTATGGGTATGGCAGTTACCAGCCATACTTTCCAATCATAGTCAGCGCAGTAAACGGAAAATTACAAACGGTATCAGCCGGTGGTGCCACAGTACAAGTGCCAGCACAGTACACCAACAATGTGACCAACATTCCATATGGATATGTGTTTACTAATCGTACCATGATGGTGGACTTTTTATTAAGTTATGGACAGTATCTTGAATCGCAAGGTATGACCTTTACTGAATTGGAAAATGGTTACACACTAAATTGGCCACAAATGGCTCAAGAGTTCTTGTACTTTAGTCAACAAGGCTGGCAGACCGGTACCTTGATCAATCTTAATCCGGCTGCAGGGCAACTCACAGCATATCGATTGGAATCAGTCGTTGACGACATTTATAGTTATAGTCCTGAAAATCAGTTACTGGATCAAAATCGTCAGACAATACCCACAAGAGATTTGATCATACAGCGTGAAGGAAATAGCTTTAAGATAAATCCAGAACCTACAGCCAATCAGGCCATCAGTTTCTTGAACTTACGGTTTACTGATTATGAAAATATTGTAATCTTTGACAATGTCGATATATTCAATGATTTGATTTATGATCCAGTAACTGGAGCAAGACAAAGCAGAATGTATCTAAATGCATTTAATACAGTTGAATGGAACGGCACTCTTGATGCAAAAGGATTTATCCTAAATCAAAACAATGTCAAAGCATGGAATCCAAATTTGAGATATACCAAAGGTGACATTGTACGCTATAAAAATACCTATTGGCAAGCCAGTGGGCTGGTACAACCAAAGACCAAATTTGATTACAATGACTGGCTCAAAAGTAACTATGCTCTGATCGAGCAAGGACTATTGCCTAACCTGGCCAACAAAGCTGACCAATTGGCCAACACTTACAACACACAAACTGCTAATTTAAACAACAACAATGATTTGCTGGCCTATAACTTGATTGGATTTACACCACGGCAGTACATGGCCGATCTCAATCTTGATGATGTTACACAGGTCAATCTTTATCAACAGTTTATCAAAGTCAAAGGAACCACAAGAGCCACAGACTTGTTTACTCGTGTAAACTTGACCAAAGAAAGCGGTAACTATCAGATTTACGAAACCTGGGGTGTGCTGATAGGAACATATGGTGCCAACAGTAATAGAAGTTATTTTGAAATTAACCTCAATGAAGCCAAGTTGACTGGAAGCCCGAGCACAGTACAAATTATTCTGCCAGGGCAAACAAGTCAGGCCAATCAAACTGTGCTATTGAACAATCTCTGGAGTGAAAGCTACAATATCACATCAACTGATATATTACCAACCATATATCCATCCAGCCAGAACACAGCATTGCCATCAGCTGGATATGTCAACATCGACGATGTGGATATAACGGTTTATACCTTGGATGACCCATCTGCTATTGCCGCCAATCTTAACACAGTAGGAACTGGCACAAGTATTTGGGTAGCTAGAGATAATCCTTATAACTGGAATATCTATAGATGCACTCAAATTCCTGGAAAACTGACCCAGATAACAGACAACTTGAACAGTACCAGTATTGCACAGTTCAGCCAGATTACAACTCTAGCTGTTGGTGACTTGATTATTGTACGCTATTTTGCCGACGGAGTAGATGGTGTATACCGTGTGCTAGGACGACCATCACCGACCAGTATCATAATTGCCTATGCATTTACCAATAACAATCAAACCACCTTGACTGGCAATGGCCTAGGATGGTTTTTACAAACAATGAGAGTCAGTCAGGCCAGTGACGTTGCCACGTTACCATATGCAAATGCATTGGTGCCTGGTGCTCGGGCCTGGGTCGATGACAACGGATCCGGCCATTGGGAAGTATTAGAAAAACAAGCGCCTTTCACCTTGACTGAAAGTAAAAATGCTGTAACTCCTCAAACCAATAGTTTGTATGGAACCAGCATTGGACAATCAACCAATCATTATAGTTTACTAGTAGGTAGTCCAAGTGCCGCTGATGGTGGCGCAGTATACACCTATCGTCGAATCGCGTCAGCTGGCAACGCTGGCACATACGCCAACAACATTGTATTATCATTGCCAGCTGAAGATGTAGCTGGATATGGAAATAGTCTTGAATGGGGCGATAACAATTGGGCAGTCATTGGTGCCAGTACCAGCCGCAGTGGTCAAGGATATGCTTCTGTGGTATATCAAATTCCTGGCAGTAACAATTACGAGCAAACACAACTATTAACAGCCTTGAGTAGTAATGCAGTTACAACCAATGCTGTAGCATTTGGCTCGGCAGTAGCAATGAGCAAAGATGAAAGATGGATGTATGTTAGTGCACCAGTTGAAAATTTAGTTTATGCTTACGGCAAGGTAGAAATCCCAGAACAGTCAGTGACTTACACAACCGATGGCACTAGCACAGCATACGCCTGGTCACCTGACTTGATTATCGACCCAGCATATCCTGAACAATTAGCGGTAATTCTTGACAATCAACCACAATCTTATCCAGCTGATTATACCATACCCTTAGATAGCTCTAACGTGGTGTTTGCTACAGCACCGCCAGCTGGTGTTCAGTTAGAGATCGCTCGACGAGCTTTCCAATCTTTTGACGGTACTGGATCGGGTGATCCTACCTATGATTTACAACCATATCTATATACAGCCACCGTTGGTAATACTGCGACAAATATCAATTCATGTACTATTACTGTTGACGGAATAATTCAGCGTCCTTGGATAGATTATGTGTTTTCTGATGATGGAAATGTAACTTTTAATTCAGGATCAGAACCTGCCAGTGCCGCTGTAATTAATGTGACTGCTGGCACATACTGGCAGTATGTTACAACTCTTCCTACTGCTGGTCTGTCATTGTCAGCCAACGCTGTTTTTGGCACCAGCCTAGCAACCAGCACTGACGGAAGAAGTATAATTGTTGGTACCCAAAACGACACAGCCGTAAATGCCGCAGGCAATACTGTGACAGCAGGATCGACCTATGTGTTTGATCGTAGTGTAGTTAGATATGTGGTAACAGATACCGCTCAGACCATTTATGCCATTCCTGGCACGTCAATTGATCCAATCTCGGTACTACACAATGATGTATTTTTAACCAACGAGGCCCAATATGTGCCAGGACAGTTCTCTGTGGTTGGGTCCAACATTGAATTAGCAAGTTCTGTTACACTGACCATTGGAGACAGTATTGAAATTGAAACCAATGAATTCCAGTTTGTACAAAAAATAGTTTCTCAGGCTCCACAAAATGGTGCACGATTTGGAAATGCTGTGGCCATGTGTTCTAATAATTGTAGTCTTTATAGCGGAGCTCCTAGCAACACCAATGTCATTGAACAAGATGGTAGTGTTGAACGACAAGCCAATCAAAGTAGACTGTATGGCGTGACAGTCAGCACTATTGCCAACCCAACCCTGACTCCTGGTACTACAATTCGTATCAACAACATTGAAGTTGCTGTTCCTAACAGTCCTAACAATACTGTGTCTGGATTAGCAACAGCTATCAGTCCTGTAGCATGGTCTATTACAAAACAATATTATATCAATGATCGAGTGATTTATAATTATGTTTGTTATATTGCTACCGCATCAAGTTCAGAGAAGGTACCTAGTTCTTCAAGCGCCTACTGGGACGCATCATTTGTCATACCCAATGTTCAAGCCTCATTGACTGCTGATTTGGAATTCACCGGGGATGGTATTACAAAAATCTTTTTTGTAGGAACGGTGTATAGTACCGCTGGATCAACCCCGGTAGTTTATGTCAATAATGCATTAAGCTCTGGCTACACCTATAATAACACCTCTCAACAAATTGAATTTGTATCTGCTCCAGCAATAGGAGTTAAAATAACAGTGGTCACAGGACGATTGATTTTGTCAACTATTAACAATTCATCGGCCCCAGAATTTAACAAACTCACAGTATTACCTGGAGTGGGCGGAACAGGATCAGCATTTGCGGAACTGGGATTTAATACTTTTATCTATACACAAACACTATACAGTCCAAATCCAGTTGGATACAGTTCTTTTGGTAGTGCAATCAGTATCAATACTGACAGTGTCAACATCGTGATAGGTGCACCAAACGGCAGTGTGTATGAAGCCATGAGCTTTGATGGTGGCGAAACCATTGTTGACGATAACAGCACGTTCTTTAGTAATCCGGTATCCAACTGTGGTGTAGCGTATACATTTGATTATTTGCCAAGTGCTCAATCATCAGTGTCAAACACAGGACAATTGGTATTTGGTCAACAAATTTATCAATTGCCTCGACTGGATACTTTTACTTTTGTCGGTGATGGAACCACAAGAACTTATAATATAAACTCTGTTTATAATACTATTACAAATCCGCCACAAGTTTATTTAAACAATGAGCTCTTAATCCTAGGACCAGACACTTACGACTACGCTTATTATTCTTCTACTTATTTTGTTGTGTTTGCAACTGCACCTAGTACGAATTCTCTTATTTTTATTGAAACAGGACAGGCTGGCACAAGTATTGCAGATCGATTTGGCACAGCAGTAAACTATGTGGATGGACGTCTGATTGTGGGTGCGCCTGGTGTAGATCTTGGAGCTAGTAGTAACACAAACTACGGGTCAATGTCTATATTTGATAATAATAATAATTTGCCAAGTTGGGCAGTAATACATGAACAACAGCCAGTGGTCAACATTGAGCTGATGAATAGTGTATACAGTTTTGATAAACTGTTAAACAGCACTCAAACCTATTACGACTTTATTGATCCACTACAAGGCAAGATACTGGGAGTGGCTGCTCGCAATATCAATTACATTGGTGCAGTAGATCCAGCCAATTACAATACAGGAACCATACACAACAACGGCACTGCCTGGGGATCTGCTCATGTGGGAGAAATTTGGTGGGACACTGACACTGTGAGATTTATCAATCCCAACCAAGATGATATTGTGTACGCAAGTAAACGCTGGGGCCAGATATTTCCAGGTAGTCGTGTAGACATTTATCAATGGATTCAAAGTGACGTTCCTCCTGCTAGTTATATTGGCATCGGAACTCCATTAAGTGCCACTAGTTATACGGTGTCATCGATACTGACTGCCAATGGAGTGTTTGCCAGCTATTACTATTATTGGGTACGGGGAATCAACACTGTAGACACAGCCAATGGAAAAAATTTAAGCACCACAGCCATTGCCAGTTATATTGCCAATCCACTTGGCAGCGGTCTACCTTATATAGCCGCACTAAATTCTAGTACTGTGGCACTATACAATGCGGTAGGATTAATCAGTGCTCAAGATACAATTTTACACATTGAATATGAACGTCAGATTGGTGGTGCTAATGCTAACATCCATACTGAATATCAATTTGTAAATGAAGGCAAAGCCGACAGCTTTGTTACTGATTCAATCTATCAAAAATTACAAGACAGTTTGTGTGGAGAAGACGTATCTGGTAATTTGGTTCCAGATCCATTCTTGAGTCCAGGTCTGCGTTACGGAGTACAATTCCGTCCACGGCAGAGCATGTTTGTCAACAGATATACAGCATTACAAAACTATCTTGGCCGAGCTAATACTATACTGGCACAATATCCTATCTCAGAGTTACGCACTTTCAATCTGTTGAACAGCAGTGAAAGTATTCCAAATGCCACAACAGCAACAGCTACAGCGGCCACTATCTCTGGAAACATATTGACTGTGGCTGGCACAATCACTGGAGTGTTTGCCTTAGGACAAACCATAAGCGGCACCGGCATTCCTGGTCTAGTCACAATCTTGGATTATGGAACCGGAACTGGCGGAGAAGGAACATATACAATCAGTGCCAGTCTCTCTATCACAGCACGCACTATAACTGGTACTACTGGTTATAATCAAGTTGTTTCTAACTTGACTGTGTTAGGTTATCAAAATCTTGCTGCTGTCAATCTAGGATATCGTTATCTGGTCTTGACTGACAGCAGCCAAGGTGGACGATGGACCATATACGAAGTGGTCACTGACCCCTTGACAGACATCACTGCAACTCGAACTACCTTGTTGGTTCGCATACAAAATTACGATACATCGTTATATTGGAGTTACATCAACTGGAATCAGCCTGGATACAACAGTTCAATACAGCCTGTTGCTCAGGTTGCCATCACAGCCGATCTACAAGCATTAAGTATCAATCAGGCACCTATTGGCAGCAGTGTGCAGGTCAATAACAACGGCCAAGGAAAATATGAAATTTATTTAAGAATTGACACTGGGTGGGAACGTGTGGTACTCGAAGATGGCACTATTGCTTTTGATGCTGTGCTATGGAATTATGCACTTGGTCCTTATGGTTTTTCGGCCGAAGTATATGATGCACAATACTTTGACCAGGCTCCTACAATTGAAACTAGAAAAATTATTCAGGCTATTAATCAAGAACTGTTTACTAATGAGTTTTTGATATATCGCAATGAACTATTGATATTGATGTTCAAATATATCTACAGTGAATTTACAGCCCCAGTCTGGTTAATGAAAAGCAGCTTTATCAATGTGGATCATAAACTGCGTGCCCTGGAGGCGTATCAGCTGTATCAACAAGACAATCAAACTTTTGTGGAACAATATCTACAAGAAGTAAAACCCTATCATGTGCAAACTCTAGCATTTAATTTGGTCTATGATGGATTGGATCTCTATCCTGGATCAATGAGCGACTTTGACGTACCAGCCAGGTGGGATAACACAGTTGAAATCCCACAGTTTGTAAGTCCGGTGTTAACCCCTTACACCGACTCTGTGAGCTTGGTTGAATCATTTGTCAGTGACACCGCTCCAAATGCAGCTATATGGACAGAAACTCCTTGGCAGTCGTGGTTCAATAATTATACCTTGAGCATTATCGGTGCAACTGTAGTAACTGGTGGATCTGGATATAATGTAGTTCCTGAAGTGGTGTTTGGAACCGAATGGCAAGCTGATACGGTTTATACTATTGGACAACAAATTTTTTATGTTAGTGGTCCAACCAATAATTTATACACGGTCACTGCATCTGGAACCACAGGAAATATTCCTCCATCATTCACGTCCGGGTCAGCCCTAAACGGAACAGCTACCTTGTCCTGGTTTGGCAATGGTGCCAGTGGGTATGCCACACTCAGTGGCACAGGTGGTGTACAATCAGTGATTGTGAGCGACCCTGGGTCAGGCTACACGACAACAGCCGCTATAACATTTGTGGGTGGTAATGGAACTGGCGCACAAGCTGTGCCAATCATGACCAATCAGTTGGTAAGAAATTTTACTATTACAATTCGATTTGATCGTTATCAATATGAAACTACCATATACGAATGGCAAGCCAATTACAGTTATGCGCAAGGAGATCGGGTACGTTGGCACAACCTAGTTTGGTCTGCCAACAGTGCTGTTTCAAGTGCCACATTTAACATAGACCAATGGACAGATATCACTATTCCTGTGGACGCTGTTGACATTGTGGCTGGTAATACCTATACCATAACTTCTTTAGGAACAGTCACAAGTCCAACCAATTTTACTTTGATTGGTGCATCTCAAAACATAGTTGGAACACCGTTTATTGCAACAGGAGCAGGCACAGGAACTGGAACCGCAACTATTTTATTAAGTGGTGTAGATCGTACCATGGGCTATTATACTCCTACTCCAAACATGCTGGGACTCAGTTTGCCATTGTTGATTGCAGGTGATCATTATCCAGGTGTGCAAGTAATGGCTCCAAATTTTGATCAAGATATAATAGCTGATCCTGACATACTTGATGCTGTGTATTCCAGTTCGTATCTTGACACATTCCTGGGAACACGTCCAACTGATATCAATGTTGATGGCGGTGGCTACATTGATGTATTCAGCAGTTATGCTCCAGAAGAACTGGTGCCCGGTAGCGAATTTGATACCTTGGATTTCCGTGTATATACCACCGGCGGTCCAACCAACGGAGCTGATTTTAGAATATTCCAGGACATGCGTGGATTACAATTGACCTATATCATCAATGATGAGACTACTACTGAATTGGCTCAAGACCTAGGCACCACCGATGACATAATTTATGTTGACAATGCTGGCGCTTTGGCTGTTCCAAATTTGGCTTCAAATCGATGGGGCGTGTTGACTGTTGGTGCTGAAAGAATTATGTACCGTGAAATTGACCTGGCAAACAACACAGTTAGTGGATTGTTGAGAGGAACTGCTGGTACGGCTATCACGGCTCACATCGATGGAGCAACAGTCTACAACATGGGCACTGATAATTTGTTTAGCCAACAATATCAAAATTACATTGTGGAAACCACCACCGTGGCCAATGGATCCACTACAGTATTTGCTGCTCCAAACATCACTCTAAGCACATCAACTACTGCCTGGGTAATTGGTAACACCTACACATCTGGGGATATTGTCATCAACAGCGGCAGTTTTTACAGTGCCAAACAGAATGTACCAGCTGGCACAGCAATCGCCAACACTGATTACTGGCAACCACTTGCGGTAGCTGTAGAAGTTTATGTGGGCGGACTACGAATAACAGGAGCAACTACATGGGTGATTGGTAATACCTACTCATTTGAAGATATAGTTGTCAACAGCGGCAGTTTCTACAGTGCCAAACAGAATGTACCAGCTGGCACAGCAATAAGCAATACTGATTACTGGCAACCACTCTCCACACCTGCTGAAGCTTATATTGTAACCAATCAAGCCCCAGTATCAGTCACACTGAATACTGCACCACCAGATGGCGTTGCTGTAACTATATTAGTTCGCAGAGGAACCTGGATAGACTATTAAAATACCCCAAGGTTTTCCGGGGGCTGTAAAACAAGCTAAATAAAATATGACTGATAAAAACCAGACAACCAAACAAACTGTTACTGAAAAAACCCCACAGCGTCGTCCCAACGATACCGGAACTATTTCAGTACAAGGACATATAAGGATTTCGGATCCTCAAACCAAGCAGGTATTTGTGGAGAAACGAGCATGATAATCACTCCTGGACTAACAAAAATTGAAGGTTTTGTAAAAATACACGACCCCAGAACAGGCGAAATTTTAGTAGATAAAAAGAATGCCATACACTATGAAAATATCAGTATCTGTATGGCTCGTACTCTAAGCGACCGATCTTTGGTACAAGGCGGAGGATTTATCTATGACATGGCATTTGGCAACGGTGGTAGCGCAGTAGATCCTACTGGAGTTATAACCTATTTGCCCCCCAATACTGTGGGCATTAACGCAAGTCTATACAACGAAACCTACGTTAAAGTAGTGGATGATAACAGCGCAGCCAATCAAGACCCTGGTAACAACTACATGACTGTGGTACACACGTCAGGACAACCTTACACCGACATTATTGTGACCTGTTTGCTAGACTACGGTGAACCAGCAGGACAACAGGCCTTTGATAACAGCACCAATTTCAATGGCGAATACGTGTTTGATGAACTGGGATTGCAATGTAAAGTTGGACCCAGTGCAGGTGATTTATTGTTAATTACCCATGTAATCTTTCATCCTGTGCAAAAAAGTTTGAATCGTCAAATACAGATTGATTACACGTTACGAATCCAAACTCTTACTAACTTGAGTAGAGCATAAATATGCTTATGCTACAGAATAATAAATATAACGGGATCGAATAAACAAATGTCATATACAATAACCCTAACAGATGGAACCATATTTGCAACTATAGCAGACGGTACAATCAACACTTCTGCCAATCCAGCTGTAACATTGGTAGGTAAAAATTACGCTGGATATGGAGCATTCTTAGACACTAACTTCATGAGAATGTTAGAAAATTCTTCTTTCAATACGGCACCACCTGCTCCAATAACTGGACAACTTTGGTGGAACAATACTCCAAACGCTGGGCAACTTTCTGTTTATATGGGTTCGGCCTGGAAATCGCTTGCTGCCTTGGTCGTAGCAAACTCAACTCCTAGCACATCAGTTTATAGTACCACTGGCGATCTTTGGTATGACACTGTAAATCAACAGGTAAACATCTGGACTGGTGCTACCTGGTTGTTGGTAGGTCCACAATTTAGTGCAGGTACAGGTGTAACCGGTGCCTTTGCCAATGTGATAACTGATAGTATTAGTGTAACTCATAAAGTGATAGAGTTAGTGGTCAATAATAATGTAGTCGGTATCATCAGTGAAGACACAGTATTTACACCTCAAACAACCATTCCAGGTTTTGCCAACGTCAATCCTGGACTACAATTGGCCAATGTTTCAAACGGTGTGGGCGGTGCTAGTGTTCCATCATACTGGGGACAAGGCAATGTAGGTGTAAGCGTACAAGGCAACGTCAGCGCCAACGTATTCTTGGGTAATGGTAGTCAATTGACTGGAGTATACGGTAATGCCAACGTAGCTACCTTTATGGGTAGTGGCAACAGCATGAACATCAGTGTCACTGGTACCGTCAATACCACTTCAATAGTATCTGCTACTGGTAACATAACTGGTGGTAATGTGCTATTTGGTGCAGGTGTTGTAAGTGGAACTGGTAATATTACTGGAAATACATTACGAATTTCAAGTATTACTAATGCCAGCGGCAATATCTCGGGCAATATTGGTAATAGCACATCTTATTTTAACACTGTGTTTGCAAACACATTCGCTGGTACTTCCACTACGGCCTTATACGCTGACGTTGCAGAACGATTTTCTGCAGATGCTGAGTATGAACCTGGTACCGTGGTTGAATTGGGCGGATCGGCAGAAATTACAAGATCCACAACAGAATTAAGCGACTCTGTGTTCGGTGTCATAAGTACACGAGCAGCATATTTAATGAATAGTGGTGCTGGATCTGATTTGACTCATCCTCCGGTTGCAATGACCGGCCGAGTTCCTGTACAATGTACTGGTGTTATACACAAAGGCGATCGATTGGTCAGTGCCGGACATGGCGTTGCAAGATCTGCCAATCCTGGAGAAGCCACAGCGTTCAACACAATTGGCCGAGCACTTGTGGACAAATTAGATTCAGGTGTGGGCATGGTTGAAGCTATTGTAACAATTAAATAAAGTTGGAATTAATAAAAAATGACATATACAGCCGGTAGCACTATTGTAGCAACAGATTATAATGGGTTTGTCAGCACCACAGCTGGTGCCAATGTAAATGCCACCTGGAACTCAACCTACGGTCAAACAGCAATAAGCACAGTAAGTGCTGCTGGTAGCATAACAGCAACACAATGGGCTACTCTAGTAAACACTATCACAAGTATGGGCAGTCATCAACCTACTGTTATCACTAGTAGAGCCGCACCAACTGCAGGTACTACCATATCAATTCTGGCCGCAGTAAATACCGACATTACCAACTGCTACAACAACAGGCTGAATGCCTATGCCTCGGGTAGCCAATACACTGGATGGACCGGTACCAACAGCAAGACCTCAGCAACTGGCGCAGGTACAAATGCTTGGTCAATTGCATTTGTCAATGATGTGGCCTTCTCTAGCAGTACTACCAAAGATTACTTTTTTGGAGCAGGCGGCATAATCCGTTTACAGTTCAGCAAAACCAGTACCGGCACTGACATTGATCCAGACTGGAATGCTTTTGCCACAGCCTGCGGAACATTGTCGTTCACTGGAACCAGTACAAGCAAAACCATCGCCGGTGTCTCCTATCAAGGAACTAATAAAATTGCCGGCTCGGGAACCCCAACCACGTTGGCCACCAGTATTGGTGCTGCACAGTTGACTGGAAGCAATCAAGAAATATTCCTACAGTACATAGGTGGAGCATACACTACTTCATATATCCAAGTGCAGGCATACAATTTAAGCGCAAGTGTGATACGGTTTACCGCCAATTGGGTACAACCAGCCGTAGGCGGAGCCGGACAAACCAACAACATCACGGGCGGTACAGCTGCAAGTGGTGCCACACCTGGCACAGCACCATGCACAATTTGCACCTATTTCCCACCAGAAACCACATACTTGTCCAATAGCTGGGGCACACCAACTGTAGCCGCTACACTGTAGCCGCTACTACCACCTAACCAAATTGGCACAACAACAGTAGACTTCCAACGTATTTTGTAGTATAATACAATTATGGATACCAATCAACTAGTAGAACATGGCCGTGCTAGATTTGAACATGCTCAGTCTCGACGTGTACTTAAAGAAAAATATCAAGCCAAACTGACCTTTGCCTATAACGGTGGAATGTGGTCAGCTGGTCCTGAACTTATCAATACATTAACAGCGTCCGTGGAAACGGGCCAACAAGGCTTGGTTCTTCTTGACTTGTACGATACACCTGTTAGAGTAGATTATCGAGAACTACTAACATTGGCACAACAACGCTGGCAAGAACAAATGACAGCCTGGTTGATTGAACACGACGAACTAAACAAAAACAGATGACACAAGGAGTTGTAATATTTGCCTACGCCAACAAACTGATCGACTATGTGGCCTTGGCAGCCTGGAGTACTAAGAATATACATCGTCATTTGGGTCTCCCGGTCTGTGTTGTTACTGACGTTGTTGATTTACCTGGCACATACCAATTCGATCAAGTCATACACGCTGACAAGCAAGGAAACAATTCCAGATACTTTACCGACTTTGGCGACAGCGTGACATGGTACAATCATGATCGCATGACAGCCTATGCCGTGAGTCCATGGGATCAGACCCTGGTCTTGGATGCAGACTATGTGGTAGCAAGTGATCAATTAAAAGTATTGTTCGATGTTGATATAGATTTCTTGGCACATGATCATGCATATGATGTTACCGGAGGTGACACATTTGCACAGGACAACTGGTTTGGACGATATCGCATGCCCATGTCATGGGCCACTGTAATGCGTTTCAACCGCAGTCAAACCTCTGAATTGATATTTGATGCTATGCAAATGATAAGAGACAACTGGACCCATTATAGACGCTTGTATGGCGTATCTGATGCCACCTACAGGAATGATTATGCATTGACCATCGCTCAACTGCTTGTAAATGGGCAGGTACTAGATTGGCCTAGCATTCCATGGGGACTGGCCACAGTTACTCCAGATGCACAACTGACACAGTTAATCAACAAACACTATCGAGTAGACTATCGGACTGTGTCGGGTCAGTCACGGTATATCACATTAAATCAAGACTTTCATGCCATGGGCAAACGACATCTAGGAGACATTGTTGCCAGTACTTGCTGAACGTGGCTATCTAATACCAGCCATTGATAATGCTACAACAGACTATCTGGCCTGTGCTGTCCAGCTGGCTCGTAGTATCCGTGAGTTTCATCCTGATGCACAAATTGCCGCTGTTACAACACGACGATTAAGTGATCCAGTATTTAATCATGTGATTCCTTTGCCACATGGTGATCAAAGCGCCACAGAAAACAAACAATGCAACGACTGGCAGGTGTTTGAAGCTAGTCCATTTAGACAAACTATCAAACTAGAAGCTGACATGATTGTTGCAAGTCCCGTTGATCATTGGTGGACCTTGTTTGAACGGCGTGATGTGGTGATTAGTCAAGGCTGTAGAGACATTTATGATCAGCCTGCTCGATCCAGATTTTACAGACAACTATTTGATCGCAATCATCTTCCAGATGTTTACAATGCTATCACTTATTGGCGCCTGAGTAAAACAGCAAGAGATTTTTTTGATCTAGTAAGAAGCATATTTGAAAATTGGTCTGACTATCAACGCTGTCTCTTAATGCCCGATGCAGAACCGTCCACAGATGTGGTATATGCTATGGCCGCAATCTTAATGGGGCCAGACCTTGTTACATTGCCTTCGGGACTTGGTCCTACAATAACTCACATGAAACAACACATAATACCAACGCAAACACCGGATTGGACTAAAGAATTAGTATGGGAATATCCCAACCTTAGGATACAGACAGTGGCACAATGGGGAGTAATACACTACAACACAAAGACTTGGCGTGCTGATGGATGATACTACAAAAAACTTTTGGCAGGCGTTCCAGGACTGGCAGGCTACACCTGTGGAATACAAGCCACCCATTCAACGACTCTATTACGATGACAACGGCATGCCATTATTTTACGTGGATCAAGATCTTCCAGGTAATTATATTGATCTAGATGGTGCCAGTTACGTTGTAGCAGACATGAATATCCGTGTTGTTGACGGTAAAATTGTAAAAATTAAACAGCCTGTTTATATAAAAAAATTAATGCCTGATTTGGAATCGGGCACATGTTGCCATCCTGATACTGTATGCATAGTAGTCGATGACACTGAACCTTGTACCAAATGGAATTTAAAAACTTATGAAAAAAATTGACATAGCTGATCTAGATTGTATCTACCTAACATATGATGAACCCGAACGTGAAGAGTTCTGGGTCAAAATCCGTAACATGATTCCTTGGGCTCTCAGAGTTGATGGAGTTAAAGGATCGGATGCTGCACACAAGGCAGCTGCGGCCGCAAGTACCACTGAACGTTTTGTTCTAATTGATGGTGACAACTTGCCAGAAGAAAAGTTTTTTAATCTCACTCTAGAGTTACCTGACGCCCAATGGGAAAGTGCTGTGTTTCGCTGGCGTGCCCGTAATCATGTCAATGGGCTTATGTACGGCAATGGTGGATTAAGTTCATGGACTAGAACATTTGCCAATGAAATGAAAACACACGAAGCCACGGATGGTCGTGTGGCTACCGAAGTAGAGTTTTGTTTTGATCCGTTATACTGGGCCATGCACGATTGTTATAGCACAACATACCCCAATGGATCAGCATTCCATGCTTGGCGTGCGGGCTTCAGAGAAGGAGTCAAAATGTGTCTCAATCAAGGAGCTCGACCAAGTCTTGCCGAGTTCAAGACACGAGTACATCATAGAAATCTAGATCATTTGACCATTTGGCACAACGTAGGACGTGACGTAGAACATGGCATCTGGGCAATAGCCGGCAGCAGAATGGGCACTTACATGACCATGTTGACTGAATGGGATCATTGCCTGGTACAGGATTTTGATGCTCTTGCTGAAATATATAAAACGGTAGACGGACACAATCCTGAAATAATACTGGGTCGTGTGGCTGAAGACCTATACAAACAATTGGACTTGCCCATGACCGTGATAGACGCACAGGCCAGCAGGTTCTTTAAGCATCACTATCGTAGCAATTGGCACAACCGCGGAGTCATGACACGTGAGATTGATGTGATTAGAAGTCAGGAAGGTTGGTAATTTGACCTGGTCCTGTGCTGCAACTGTCAAATTGTTCAATACCAAAAGAAAAACTATTGCTATCTGATTTAAAATTCAGTTGATTTAACAAGACAAATACTGTATAATAAACTATGATTATTGCTTTTTATCCTGGTGCCGGTGGCAACCGCTACCATCACTATTGTCAAGGCCAACGCACATTTGATAGCAACGTCACTTATGATCATTTATTAAAAAATCAAGATTTTAAATATCGTTATTTAGACCACAGTTCTATTGGACTTGCTGACCAAGAATTGATATTGACGCATTGTGTCAATGTTCCTTTGCTTAAAACACTTTTTCCAAATCAAACAGAAATTGTTGTCATACAAGCAGACCTTGTGCAAAGTTTACGTAGAGAATGGTATCTAGCAGACCAGCATCGAGACAAAAACATGCCCGACAAACTTGAACATGCTAAAGCACATTGGTCATACCATAAAAAATATTATACAGAATATCCAATGGATATCACCGGATCCACAGTCGTGGTTGATCTTGCCGATGATAGTGATTTTTCTAAAATCATGCAAGGCGAACTTGACAGTATCCAATCATCAGAATACGATCAAGCAGTCGCAGAATTCATGCCACATGATTTATCAAATATAGCGGGCGATAAGATCGTGGAAGGATTTAAAAGTAAATTTCTTGACGATGCCGAAACAATGAAACAACGCTTGGACAAGGTAAGTCCAAGCATGTGTCTAGCCAAGTGGAAACAAGTGAGTTTGCACCTGGCTACTGGTCTCAATAACTCATGCTATCATCCGCCGTTGCATACGATACAATTAGAAGATATACAGCGTAGTCCCAGTGGATTACATAATACAGCATATAAAAAAGAACAACGTAAACTAATGCTCGATGGCAAACGTCCCAGTGAATGTAGCTACTGCTGGACCATGGAAGATGCCGGTAAACTGAGTGATAGACATTATCGTTCAGGTGAGTCTTGGGCTGCTCGAGACTTTGGAAAAATTGTTAGTGGAGAATGGAACGATGATGTCATACCTAGCTATGTTGAAGTCAATTTTAATCATGCTTGTAATCTGGCATGTAGCTACTGTAGTCCTCAATTTAGTTCAACTTGGCAACAAGAAATGGATCAGCATGGCGCTTACCCTACTAGCACTAGACACAATGATCCTAGTCACTTTGTTGGTCGCAACAGGCCTATTCCAGTTCGCGACCACAATCCTTACGTAGAAGCATTTTGGGCTTGGTGGCCCACACTATATCCTGAACTTGAACACTTCCGTATGACCGGTGGAGAACCTTTACTAGATAAAAATACCTATAGAGTGTTTGACTATGTGCTGGCCAATCCCAAACCCAACCTGCATTTAAATGTGACTAGCAACTTTAGCGTAGATGAAAAGTTGTGGCAAAAATACAAAGGCTATGTGAAACAGTTGTGTGAAGGTGAACAGATCGAACACTTCATGCAGTACATAAGTTTGGACTCATGGGGCACCCAAGCTGAATACATCAGACACGGACTGGACTTCGATCTCTTATGGGATCGAGTAAATCAATTCCTAACTGAAATACCCTATCGCAACAGCGTGACATTTATTGTGACCATGAACAATCTTTCAGTGACTGGACTCAGCAGTTTGATGTCTGGCATCTTGGGCCTCAGACAGCTTTACAGCACAACTTACCAGCGTGTGTGGTTTGATACTCCAGTTCTAAGACAGCCACATTGGCAAAGTCTACAACTGTTGCCCGAAAGCTATTGTGATCAACTGGAACAGTTGTGGGCCTGGATGTTGACTCAAGCAGAAACTCCTGACACAAGATTCCATGGATTTAAAGATTATGAACTGTCCAGACTGGATCGAGACATTGCCTGGATGCGAGCTGGACAACAGCTAGATCCTGTGTATATACAACAGAACAAGGCAGACTTTTATAGATTCTTCACGGAAGCTGATCGTAGACACGGCACCAACTTCTTGAAGACCTTTCCGGAAATGCGTGCATGGTGGTCAGAATGCGAGTATCATGCTCGGCAATCGTAAACTTATTGTAGATGAATTTTGTGAAGTAAAAGAATTTACGCAAAATTTCCAAGATGGATATTTTTGGAATTTTGCCGAACACGAAATTTGTGCAGGGGCAGTATATATTATCAGTCGTCAGCAGTTTGCTGAGAACATTGTAAAAATAAAACAGCTGGCCCAAGATCAAATCATACTACCGGTGCTGGGTAATCCTGCCGAAGGCTCTGACACCATGTTCAAACAAGCACAGGCTTTGGGAATTTTAGAACTAGTTCAACAAGGAAAAATTATTATTATTTCCGGAGGTGATCTACCCGAACACATTCCGCATCTGTTCTATGAAAACTTTTTACCCAAGATCCTGGATTACGATGAAAATTTACAAGCCATTGCACAGTACAAAAAAAGTTGGAGTACTGATAGACCCTATAAATTTTTATTTTTAAATGGTCGAGGGCGAGATCATCGTAGACAATTATTGGCTAGACTACACCCTTTACTTGATGTAGCAATCTGGAGCAACTTGGATTCGGCAGCTGGGCCAATCAAGCTACTGGATCCAGAGCACGAGTTTGAGTTTTATCGGCACAATCTCGATATTGATCCGTCGGGTTTTGTAAAATATTCATTGTTCGATAACAATTGGGGAGAAATATATCTCAATGCACAACCATATACAGACAGTTATTTCAGTCTAGTGACAGAAACTGTATTCGATTATCCGTACAGTTTCAGGACAGAAAAAATCTGGAAGCCGATTGCAATTGGACATCCGTTTGTTGTGGCCAGTAATGCTGGCTACTATCGTGACTTACACAACTTGGGATTTAAAACTTTTGGGGATCTGATTGACGAAAGTTTTGATCTAGAAATGGACAATGTTAAAAGAATGGCAAAACTCATACACCAAATAGAATGGTTATGTCAACAAGATCTTGCTAAATTTGTACAAGAGTCGTATAATGTATGTAAATACAATCAATCACTGCTTGCCGAACTTGGACCCAAGATCCGTGCAGAATTTCCCCAGAAGCTCCTAAACTTTATAAAATGATCACTACAATATCTAAAACTTTTCCAGATCATTGGATTTATGGCAAGTATGAACAAGAAATTCTTGCCGGCATACAACGTCAGATTGATGCACGATTCCCTGATCAAAACAATCTGTTGTTCAACACCACTTGGCGAGAAAATCCTGAACATGATGTGGAACTACAGCAGTGTCTTGCTGATGCTGTGCCTGTTGACAATTTGTTTGTGGTATCCACTGTGGATTATTTTTTACCACATCACGAGCAAATGGTACTGGACATGATTGAGCGCCTGTCAGTAAAGCACACCTACTTCCTGGGCAACTTTGATACTCCTAGTCCTAGATGGGCTCCTGACAATAGCACGACAATTTATTTTAATTTTTTTGCCATCGTGTGTAGAGATAAGTTTGAAAAATATCAGCAGGATGAATTAATTTTGACCGACCCAAAGTATCTGTTTATCAGTTACAATCGCAAACCATATGCACATCGTTTGGCATTTGTAAAAAAATTAATTGAACACAACGTAAAAGATCTTGGAGTGGTCACTCTAGGTCGGGCATTTCCTGGTAACACTGGACCTGACAAAGATCTTTATTTTAGCATTGGTGAAAAGAATCAAGACTACGTGAAATATGGACACTGGTACAGTGACAGTCCCGAAGCCACGTCTCACGATATTCCACATGACTTGTTTAGCCTACACAACATGCACTATTGGAAACATCATTTTTTACACATAGTGGGCGGAACCAGTCAGTCAAGATGGAATCAATTCCTTACACAGATTGATTTCAAACCCATCATTGGAATGCGGCCGTTCCTGATCAATGGACAAACACAAAATTACGAATTCTGGCGACGCAATGGATTCCGTACATTCAATCATTATTTTCCAGGATTGGATTTTGAAAAATCTGACACCGTGCATGCAACCCTAATAGATGCAATACGACAACTTTCTGCGATGAGTTCTAGTGAGTTATTGGCCATGTACAACATGATGTTGCCGGACTTGATACACAACAGACAACGCTGGTATGCCTGGGCCAATGAACAAAAAAATCAAGTGGAGAATTTGTTTGATGAATGATTTAGAATTCCGCCAGCAAGTATTGGACACCAAAAGTTCCAGCTTTTGTGCAGCCAAATGGTACAATGCTACCATATGGTTAGGATCAGGACAGACTACCAGTTGCCATCATCCATTGCCACATGCTGTTGATCCAGAAGAGCTTGAACACAATCCCAGTGCGCTACACAACACGCAACGCAAGAAAATGGAACGTGAGCAGATGCAAAAAGGCGAACGTCCCAGCGGCTGTGAGTATTGTTGGAAAATAGAAGACATTGGTCGAGATAACATCAGTGACCGTGTGTACAAGAGTCGAATTTACCCCTTAGAGGATTTATCATATGCATACCGAACACCACCAGAAACAGACATTAACCTACGCACCCTGGAAATCTCGTTTGACCGTACTTGCCAATTGGCTTGTAGCTATTGTAACCCTGCTTTCAGTAGCACATGGGTTAGGGACATACGACAAAGCGGCCCCTATACCAATCTGGTGTCTGATGGGCGCAATCACTTTACTCATATTCATGCTAGTAGTCAACCGTTCCGCCGTGGTGAAACAAATCCGTATGTGGAAGCATTCTTCAAGTGGTGGGAAACAGACCTACACCAAAGCCTCCAAGAGCTAAGGATCACTGGCGGTGAGCCCTTGATGAGCGGCGACACCTGGAAACTACTAGATTGGTTCAAGAACAACAAAGGGCGCAGCCGGACACGACTGGCTATCAACAGCAATTTAAGCATGGCCTATGACATAGTTGATCGTGCCATCACAGCATGCGAAGGCACTGAACTGGATATCTATACCAGCATGGAAAGCGTAGGCTCACAAGCTGAATACATCCGAGACGGCCTGGACTATGACCGCTGGTGTTACAACATGACACAGATCATGGATGCCAAGCAGGTGCGTGGGCTACATGTGATGTGTACTATCAACGCACTTTGTTTAGAAAGCCTTCCTGAATTGCTTACTCAACTCATGTCATGGAAAAGCCTTGCCGGTGCGGACTTTCCAAGTTTTACATTAAATATCTTGCGTTTCCCCAGCTTTCAAAGTGCTTTGGTATTGCCTGACGAGATTAGAACACATCATCAACAACGCCTACAAACTTGGTTAAACACGTGGGATCGTAATATCCATTTACACGAGCATGAACGTAATCATGTGCAGCGTTTAATCGATTACCTAGACGTAGTTAAAACTCCACACAGTGAAGCATTTGATCGTGTGAGTTTGTTAAATGATTTCAAACAATTTTATACACAGTATGATCAACGTCGTGGGCAAGATTTTGCAAAAACATTTCCTAACTTGGCAGATTGGTACAACACATTATGACCTTAGATGAAAAAGTAGCAGAGTACAAAACAAAATACACAGTACTAGCTGTTATCGACCTGGATCACTGGCATGATTTAAAAATATATCAGCAAGATCCGTGGTTGCGTGATACATTGACATCATTGCATCAAGAAGTTTATACAAATGATCAACGCATTTTATTAACCTTGTCAAGATGTAACAACGCAGAAATACTGTTAGAACGACTACAACATTGGTTATACAACGTAGATATTTCTAGTTTTTTTATTGCAATACTATCAAACGATCCTGATATTGCTCAATTATGGAAATCTGGTCCAGACATGTCCGGTATAACTTTTGATTTTTTCCAAAGTGAAAAGTATATCGATGATAAAGATCAAGCTACGTCGAGTTATAATAATAGCGAGTTGGTAAACCCAATAGATCTTGACGGTCGAGAACAATTTTTATTAAAGGAATCAAAAACATTTTGTATGTATCCGTGGATACATCTTCATACTTATCCTACTGGTGAAGCATATCCGTGTTGCCAGGCAGAAATGAAAGTGGGTTCAATTGGAAACAGCCGTATCAATACACTCAGTGAAATATGGAATAGTCCTAAGCAAAGACAACTACGACAGGATATGTTAAGCGAAACATTTAATCCAACTTGTGGAAGATGTTATGAACAAGAAGATAGCGGATTTTTTAGCGGAAGACGAAGCGCAAATAAACATCATGGTCACCACATTAAAAAAGTCAAAGACACTCAAGCAGATGGCACTGTACAAGACTTTAAAATGACCTATTGGGACATACGCTTCAGTAACTTGTGTAATTTAAGTTGCCGTAGTTGTGGACATATCTTTAGCAGCAGTTGGTACCAGGATCAGGTTAAATTGGCTGGAGGAGATTGGAAGGATCGTAATCAAGTGTTGAACTATGCCGGACGTACAGAAACAGACATGTGGGAACAGTTGATACCACATTTGGATTATGTAGAGCAGATTTACTTTGCCGGTGGCGAGCCCTTGATGATGAAGGAACACTATAATATTTTGGATGAGCTAGAACGCAGAGGACGTTTTGATGTACGGTTAATCTACAATACAAACTTTACACATATCAAACTAAAAGACCGTACAGTCTTTGATTACTGGAAACGATTTAAATCAGTAGCAGTTGGAGCAAGTCTAGACGCTATGGGCCCACGTGCTGAATATATAAGAAAAGGCACAGACTGGTCTGTAGTAGAATCAAATCGTAAACAAATGCTGGAAGTATGCCCAGAAGTTGATTTCTATATCAGTCCTACACTCAGCATTATGAATGCGTTACATTTACCAGACTTCCATCAAGAATGGGTTGATCAAGGCTTGTTAAAACCGCAAGATCTCAACATAAATATCTTACAAGATCCGTTTCATCTCAGGATTGATCTGGCCCCAAAAAATTACAAGGATCGTATACACGCTCGATTTCAAGAACATCTAGAATGGTTACGTCCTTTAGATCCATTGCAAAGAGCCACTGTGGGTTTTGAGAGTGCTATTAATTTTATGTCAGCTGCTGACAACACACATTTGCTAGATACATTCTGGCGCAAAACACATGAACTTGACAACATCAGAAATGAAAATATATTGACAACTATCCCTGAATTGAAGGCATTACTATGAACATTCCACATGATCAATTTTGTGTGTTGCCCTGGGTCAGTTTGGAAACCAGCCCAATTGGCACAGTGAGGCCATGCTGTCTGGCTGAAGAAGAAATTGTTGATGACGCAGGTAACAAGTTTGATCTCAACACAGCAAACTTTAGCAACATACAAACCAGCCAGTACATGCAGGATCTAAGACAACAGTTTTTAGACCAAAAGAAACCAGCCGCTTGCAGAAAATGCTGGCGAGAAGAATCAGCCGGTCGTACTAGCAAACGTATGCATACTTTGGACAGACTCAAGCACATGATTACCGATTCTGAATGGACTGCGGATGCCAAACCCTTGATGTTTTTGGATCTAAAACTAGGCAACATCTGCAATCTCAAATGTCGTATATGTGGCTCATGGAGTTCTAGTACCTTTGCCACCGAAGAACTAGCCGATCTGCCACCAGGAGAAGATCGCAAAAGTAATCATCACTACCATATGCTCAAGCAAGGAGCGTGGCCTAGAGAGAATCCCACGTTCTGGACTGAAATTGATCAGGTAGCGGATCAAATACAGTACATAGAATTTACCGGTGGTGAGCCATTCATGATCAAGGAACACTTTGATCTGTTACAAGGTCTAGTCGATCGAGGTCTAGCCGGGCAGATTGAAATACATTATAACACCAATGGCACGCAATGGCCCGAACACGCAGAGGCAATCTGGAAACATTTTAAAACTGTGGAAATAGCATTCAGTATTGATGATGTGGGCGATAGATTTGAATATCAAAGATCAAATGCTGTATGGTCAGAAGTATGCGATAACATTGAACGTTTTAGACAAATGCGCAATCGTAATCCACGCATCAGATTACAAGTATGCACCACAGTAAATGTGTTCAATGTTTACTACATAGAACAAGTGGCCAATTGGATCAACACACAAAGTTTTGATTTTGTGTACTGGAACATGATGCACGAAGCCTACTACTTTAGCATCAGCACTTTGCCCGAATCAGCCAAACAGTCAATTGCAACAAAATTACAATCTGCACAAGTTGATGCACGAACACAACATGAGTTTGCACAAATCATAGACTTCATGATGCGTGGTGTCAGCCTAGATGGCAACATATTGCGTATGCGTGTAGCAGATCTTGATCGCAAACGCAATCAAAATTTAACACAGGTGCAACCTGAACTGGCTGCCTTGATCGACTATGCGTAAACTGGTTTACATGTGGCTTCCTGGTCAAGCACCTGAATGGTTCCGTGACGCATTGCCAGAAAATTACCCAATAGAAATTTATGATCCAGCGAAAGAGTACGATCTAGACACCGTTTTTTATTATGACCTGTACGGATACTATCGCGAAAATATCAAGACTTATCTAGAGCGTGGACACCGAGTGATTCTTGACGCAAAAAATGAACATTATATTCAATATCGTTTTCATTGGATATTTTTATTGTTCTTGCAATACCCAGGACAAGGCATGATTTTGATCAGTGGCGATCGTGCCAAACAGATCCCTGGACTCCAGATACAAGCCACTCCGTATTGGTACTGGATCATGGACCAACCTAGATTACAAGCAATAGGATTAGATCAGTATCACCCTGTTCCTACGCAAGAGAAAAAATTCTTCATGAGCCTGGGCAAGACTCGAATAGCTCGTGATTATCTGTACGACAGGCTTGGAGATCTCTTACAAGACAGCGTACACAGTTATTTGGGTCGCGGTAGGTACTTACCAAATGACCGAAAACAAGACGAGGTTATAGGAATAGGTTTTGATCGGTATGTAAACACCGACTGGTTAGATGCAACTTGTTTTACCTTGGCTGTTGAAACTTATGTAGATGATTCTGATCTATCTGGATTTAGCCTGACTGAAAATGATGGTTTTTTCTTGTGCGAAAAAACCTATAAGCCATTGGCTTGCAAGCATCCTTTGTTGATGGTTAGCACCCAGGGAAATTTATCACATCTACGCAATCAAGGGTTTGAATCATATCCTGAGCTATGGGACGAAAGTTATGATGATATTCCAGATTGGCAAACAAGAATAGATCGCATAATACAGATAGTGCATGACTTTGATCCGCGTACTCTTGATAATCCTGTGATTCAAGAAAAGCTATTGTATAATAGCGTAAGATTTTTTGATAAAGATTTAACAACACATTTATTAAATAGCACCGTAATCAATCCGTTACTGGAGTTTGTTAATGCTTGATTCACCTACCTTGTGCATGGCACCCTGGACTCATACGTACTTGAGTCCACAGACCGAACGCCGGCTGTGTTGTGCCAGTCGTGAACCAGCACAGAACTTTGAACAGTATATAGATACCAGTTCCGGCACTGGCCGTTACATTCCCGTCACTCTAGATGACCACTGGAACAGCGAGCACATGCGGTCAGTACGCAAGAGAATGATGGCTGGAGAAACACTGCCCGAGTGTGATGTTTGTAACAGCAAACTGCTCAACACTGACGTGTATAGGAGTTACTTCAATAGCCTGTTTGGTCATAAGCGTGATCAGATTGAATTGACCACAGATGCCACAGGACATACTAGTATGTTACCAGTCAGCTGGGATTATAGATTCAGCAACCTTTGTAACTTTAAATGTCGCATGTGTGGTGACATGTTGTCAAGTGCTTGGGAAAGTGAACAACGACAGCATGACATGATTGATTGGACCAACACAAAAAACAGTTGGATGCGGCCAGAAGTCAAAGCTGAGATAACTCAATTCCAAGACACGCAGATTGAAGCCGAGTTTGCTCAAGCAGTAGAGCAACACAGGGTAGAAGAAATATACTGGGTAGGCGGAGAGCCACTCATGTATGAACAACACTGGCGCTATATGCGCAGAATTATTGAACTAGGAGATGGACAACGTGTTTACGCTAGATATAATACTAATCTTAGCCGTGTCAACTACGGTAGTAGCAATCTGTATCGCGATATTTTATCTGGGCTACGAGACTGGCAGATCTGTGCAAGCCTTGACGGAACCGGACAGATTGGAGAATACATCCGTACAGGACTCGATTACCCTGCATGGCTTGCGAACTTTAAGCAAGGAGTACAAATAGCACGCCATTCAAGGCAGATGCGTATAGACTTTACGCTTACCTTACCTGGCATGTTTGAAGTGAAAAATATCACACGTCTAGCACAAGAATTACAGGTTGATATACTAGCCAAAGTGGTATTCTCATTCTCACCAGACATTGTGATGAGCCCCTTGGCCTTGCCAAGGACCATATTAGATCCTTGGCTAACGGAATTGATTGAGCAAACCTCAGGAGCCATGCAGTCCGTATTAACACAGTTACGATCGCGACCGACCTTTGAGGAACAATGGCCTGACACTTATCTAGCCGGTATCAAGAAAGGCAAAAAGAGAATATTGCAGCTTGAAAAAATCCGTAAAGACCTGTATACTATGAGTAATATCCTGGCATCGAGACCAGCTGTATTAGAATGGTGGAACCAAATTGACAATTAGAGTCGTACTAAGGAACCCGCTGGATTCAACTGATCAAGTGGATTATACAATACGAGCAGAAGATCATGAGCTGGCACAGGACTGGCAACATGCTCTTAAAGATCTATTGCAATCGGGTAACCTGTTAGAAAAAAACTTTTGTTTTATGGGATTCCCTGACACAGCAAGGACCTTGGACTATTTGTGCAACGAGCTTAATCAACACGTTAAAACAATTAATGCATTTTTTCCTGATTACCGTATTGCAGAATCATTTAGTCCTGATAATGTATTAGCAGGAGATTACGCCGACCATGGCATTAATCATGACGTAATGAACATATTACATAATCATTTTGAAATATTACAAGGTACTGTTTGGAGTCTTAGCGAATATTACAAACGAGCAGACTATGAAACAAAATACGCCATTAGACAGTTAAACAATATCTGTCATGAAATGGAGAATCTTATACTGAGTCAACGTAAAGCAAAAACTAGTCCATTTTGGGTCAGACCCAGTCAAATTACTACATTTTTAAATGCTCCTAGACTAGACCTTAAACCTGTCCATAGACAAGGATTTGCTACTAACGGATATGATAGAGTACTAGGCGGAGTGTATATGCACTGGACTCAAATAGGAAAGACTCTATATGAAGTTTTTAAAGATGAAGGTGCTCCGGTATTGACTGACGCGGTGTGCGAAGCTATTACTGAATTGCGTTATTATTCCGGTGAATTTGATGTGGAATGGGGCAACAATGTAACTTTTGCTGGTGACAATCCCTGGCACAATCGGGACCAATTGGCTTTCAAGGCATGGCTGATAGAAAACAATCGAGATCCATTGGATCTCAATCTAAGCCTAGGATACTTACCACTAGGGCAAGTGGACCTGCGCAGCAGTTTTGGTACTGCTAAAAGTTCTGACATATGGGAAATACTGTCAGCACATTTGGATATCTATAGTATAGAAATTGACGGTGTATCACAAAAATTCAATTACTGTTGGACCGACGCTAATTATAAACAAATGCAAATTGATATGATGAAACCTGGATATGATTACTCAACTAAAGGAGCACGACCATGAACTGGATTAAAAACATAATTAACCGTATTCGACTAGAAATACGATACCGCAAGAAATTAAAAGAATTACGCAAACGAGATCCTTTTATCTATAAATGAAATTGCAGAACATCCTTGGCATCAGTGCCGGGTTCCATGACGCAGCCGCCTCGGTAATCAACACCCGGGGTGAAATCTTGTTTGCTGGACATAGCGAACGCTATAGTAAAAAGAAAAACGATGCCGACATACATCCGGGATTGCTGTGTGATCTTGGCCGATATGCAATTGATCATGTGGCCTATTACGAACGACCTTGGAACAAACAACTAAGACAACTATATTCAGGGCAAGGTATTGAATGGTCAAAACTAACCGTACGACAGATACTCAATCAGCAATTACACGGTTATTTTTCGCATACTACCGTCAGTTCGTACAACCATCATTTGAGTCATGCCGCCGGGGGATTCCAAACTAGCACGTTTGATCGTGCCACAGTTGTGGTCATTGATGCCATAGGCGAATGGGACACTGTGAGCATATGGGGTGCTGAATATCGGAATGGCCAGGCAAGATATCGAAGACTTTGGCGACAACAGTATCCACACAGCATAGGACTATTTTATACTGCCATGACTGATAGGATAGGACTTAGACCCATGGAAGATGAGTATGTACTAATGGGCATGGCGGCTTACGGCACTGATCGGTTGACCAAACATCTTGATGATCTAGTCATTGAAGATTTAGACGAGATACAATTACGACAGAACTTCCATGCCGGAGTAGATGAAAACTTTTTGGCGTCAACTGAAAATGAAGATATTGCCACCGCAACACAGCAAGTAGCAGAAACTTTGATATATAGTATTATGCGCCGAGCAAGAGAATTTGCGTGGAGCACAAATCTGGTATATTCGGGCGGGGTCGCCCTAAATTGTTTGGCAAATAGAAATCTTGGAGAGTATTTTGAAAAAATTTGGATCATGCCTTGTCCTGGTGATAGTGGCAGTAGTCTTGGCGCGGCCGCCTTGGCCTACGGAGGAAGGTTACAGTTCGACCATGCATACCTTGGTCACGACATCGGTGGACCATATCCTGTCGACGCCGTA